GGCCATGGTTGTTTCTTTTATGAGCTTTCGAGCGCGCAGTTTTACGACGTGCGATTGTCGGCGGGTCTGGCGGCGGGGGTCCTTTACATGTACATTCCTGTTAGTTGATGAACGCCTGCACTAATAGTCCCGACTGGACCTGGTATCACTGACAGTGTGCCTGAAATTTGATTCAGCACTCTGAGGACACCTTCCCAGAACTTGCTGTTCTCCCGTGAAGAGACTGCAACTGGAAACCGCATCTTGAGGTTGTGATAACACTCAAGAGCGAGAGGGTCGAAGGGTGGAGAGACCCCTGAGAATTGGAAGAGCGCCGAGTCAGTGTAAGGCTGAAGCTCGATGCAATTCCAAGTCCGTAGAATCGCGGTGTTCACGGCGCCCGTCGGAGTGGATATCTTATACACTAATGTGTTTACGTTACCCAAACCGGTGAGCGTTGTATCAGTACCACCTCCGGGAGCTAGCAGTTTCATCGCCGTTGCCGCTCCCAGAACATTAGATTCTGAGAACTCCAACGAGCGAACAAAATCGCACCACTCAAAATCGGTGGACTTATCAAAGGCAAAGGTGTAAGCCCCGTCGATAAAGTTACCAGAGTAGTTATCTCGCGGCGCCAAGGGGCGGATGCCTCTCAGGCCATTGATACGTTTATCGACGAAGTTTGCAAAGACTCCCGGCGCAGGGGTAATCGCAGTAACAGCGGGGTTGACAGCCTCACTCAGGTTCAAGTCAACTCTCCACACTTGAACTGAACCCGAAAACTGCATCATATTGCTTGTGGGGTAAAGCCCACAGGCCATTGACGCATAACGGAACTTACTGTAGTTGTTAACAGCAGGAAGCCCGTTTTGGCTACCAGCACCGAAGTTAGTGGCATACGTAGGGTAGGGCACACCAACGAACGTTGTGGGTTGCGCTCCAACCGCGACCTCTGCGCGGAAATACGCGAACCCCGGAACGGGGGCCACTACGATGTACGTGTCGGTGTTCGGTGTAAACACCACCGACGTGGTGTTGCAATCCTTAATGGCGAGTGTGCGACCATGAAAATTGTCCGGAATACCCTTACCGGGATCCACACTAAAATCAGGGGCAGCAAACGCACATTTCAGAAAAGCAAGACCTGCATCTGTCAAACGTGGATTACGCACGAGCGCTTGGTTCCGCTTACGCGGCTTTCTCGGGGCCGGACCAGTGCGCTGTGACGCTGGTGCCATGGGCACTAAAGCGGTACTGCGACTGACGACCTTCCTTGCCTTGTTCCTTCGATTCTTAGTTCTTGATACCATCTTTGATGTTATACCTGTACAT